TTTTGCCAGAAAGAAAATAGCGGCCAGCGCCCGATTATTTTCTTCAAATTGTGGGTCACGTTTATCCCGCATATCATCGACAAAACGCTCAACCTCTTTCCAGCTATCGCCCCAATATCTCGCGCGCAATTCAGCTATGTGATTGAGACCAGCCAGACGCTCGCCCGCCTTTAGCGGAACATTTGCGGAAACAGCTTCGATAGCCATGATTTCCCCTGTTTTTTGGTGGACAGGTCAGCCAGTAAATCAGCCTGTGAGCGGCACGGGTGCCAGCGCTTGCCGTCCTTACCTGCGATCCAGCCGTGGCCGTAATGCATGCCGGGGCTTTGCTTAACGAGCAGAGACGCGAATGACGGTTCACTTTTCAGCATGCGCACCTCAAATCAGACCAAACGATGCGCCAATACCGCTCATAGTATCGACTACGCTCGACATAGCGGGATTAGTCTGCAGACGTGCATGCAGCGCCATTGCCGATAATGACAACATGCGAATCCCCGCATTTACGCTAGCAATCATGTTTTGTTTTTTGGCTGGCGTGAGGCGGTCGCCGGAAACTGCACCGCTTGCCAGTTCGCCAAGTTCACTCATTGCGTGCATGACGTAGGATTGCAGTTTCTCTTTTGCCAGCTCGTTGACCGGTACGCATGGCAGACAATGGATCTGCGCCAGAAAACCATCGACGAGGGTCGAGTCTTCGGTCAGGTCTGTCAGTGTCCAGATTTCACGCGGCGTTAACTGGTGCGGCTGTTCTGGGTTGAGTTTGTTGTAAAGCGTATGCGGCTTGATTCCGGCTTTATTCGCTAGTTCTTTCACGTTATGAGTAGCTGCGAATTTTCTGCAGGCCTCGTCAAAGTGCGCATGTGACGAAACACGAAAATCTAACATGCTGTAACTCCCTTTAACTTGCAAAATCAAGTTCAGTTAAGCGATGACTGTTAGTTGATATAACGGCAATCGATAGCTTGCTGGGTCAGTTTGTCACGCCATGCTTTGACGTTGATAAGGGTGCGGCTACGCTTAGCGGCTTTTTCTTTGCTGGTAACATCTTTGGTGGGAGCTTTAAGAAGGACGCCCTCATCAATCCATTGCCAGACCAGGCGCTCGCTAACGCCACTGGCGGCGGCGAAGTCTTTTACTGACATGGTGTCTAACATCGCTGTACGAATCATGTTTTGCATGGATAGCTGCATCATGGTTACAAGCGCGTTGAACTGACCAGCGTCTAGCAATACAGTTTGATTTTGTAAGTTTTGTGCGTCATGCAGCGGGATTGATTTTGCATCTGACATATCGCATTATCTCCTGTTGTTTGAAATGTAGTGCAGTGGCGTGCATCTTGGTCGATGAATGCCACTATAGATCGTAAAAAGTTTTCTGTAAACACCCATAAAATTATCTATAGGGGTTTTTATGAGTTCTGAGCTTGATGTTCAGTGGCGTGTTAGTGCAACGAACGGCGTATTGGAACGCTTAATGTCAGCCTATGGCGTCAAGATGCAAAAGGATTTGGCTGACCTGCTAGGTATCGCTAAACACAGCGTTAGCGGCTGGGTTCAGCGTGATGCAATACCTGGCAACGTCATAGTTAGGTGTTGCCTTGACACTGGAGCTGATATCAATTGGCTTGTAAATGGAGAGCTTGCAAATGCAAATTACGAGCGTGCCGGTTGCAAGTTAAAAGGCAAAGAGCTTTATGACGAGATTATGACGAATGGTGGTAAAACCGTTTTGCGTAGGATTCTTGATGCGTACGGCTTTACCATGCAAAAGGAGCTTGGTGATTTGCTCGGCATTTCTTCTGGCACAATTAGCACATGGGTAAGGCGAGATTTTTTCCCCGGTGATGTTGTTGTTACATGCGCTCTTGATACCGATACGTCACTGGAATGGTTAGCAACAGGCAAGGGGCAAATGCGAGCTAACAGGGAAGGTGTTACATCTGTTTTTTCTATTAAAAAATTTCGCCTTGAATCTGGTGAGCTTAAGGACGCAGGAACGTGGCAGCCTGACCCCTCAATGATTCCTTCTAACTCAGGGGAATTGATTTTTGTTGACGGTGTAACCGCCTCTTGGCTTGTCGACTGTTCTGCTTCGAATATAAGTAATGGCCGCTGGTTAATTGATATCGACGGCGCTCTTGATGTTTTTGATGTAATTCGTTTACCTGGTGGAAAAGTCAGATTGTCAAATAAGTCTGCTGAGTTTGAATGCAACATTACCGACATTATGCCTGCCGGGGTTGTGGTTTTCACATTGGAAAAACACGTATAAGGGAAATTATGAAACGTAAACTCTTTTTAGCTATGCTTCTTACCTTTTCTTTGGGCTCCTTAGCCGCTGAAAAAACACAGGATTTAGACGGCGCTAAGTTTGGTGACGATTGGCCGTTAACTTTTGAAAAAGCTACGGTGTCTTGCGTCAACGGTAGGTATGCCTTTGTGTACGATAAAGCAACTGATGACCGATACCCATTAAATGGTTTTGCTATTGATGGAGTAAAGTCTGGAAAGCTTGAGGGGAGCAATATTGATGCTGTTTGGAAAGACAGTCCAGAGTATGCAGGTGTAAAAATTCCTTTGGATCCTGTAATGGATGCCGCAACAGCACTTTGCGAATAATTAGAGTTGCTTCGGTGACATTATGACTGTAAGTAAGCAAAAAAATGGCAAATGGTTATGCGAGCTCTATCCAAATGGTCGAGAAGGGCGGCGTATACGTCGGCAATTCAATACCAAAGGTGAGGCCGAGGCATTCGAAGCATTTACCAAAAGCGAGAGTGAAGATAAGCCGTGGCTCGGCAAGAAAGAAGACCGCCGACGCTTAAGCGAAATTATTCAGCTTTGGCACAATTTGCACGGTCAAGCGTTAGTCGCCAGCAAGTCGCGGTTAGCTAAGCTTCAAATTGTATGTAACGGGTTGGGCGACCCTATTGCATCTCGTCTTACCGCTAAAGATTGGGCTCATTACCGCGACCGTCGATTACGTGGCGAAATAGACAACGGCTATCACAAAGACCCGGCGAAGTGGATCGCCAAACCTATAACAGTCAATCGCGAGCAGCAATACCTCGAAGCGGTGTTCAATGAACTGCGACGATTAGGAGAGTGGAGTTTACCCAATCCACTGGACGGGATTCGCGTATTCAAAGAAGCTGAGAAAGAAATGTCGTGGCTAACTTTGTCTCAACTCCCGGAGCTGTTCCGAGCCTGTGAACAATATGGCAAAGAAAATCTTACGATGATTGTTAAGGTGTGCCTGGCTACTGGCGCACGATGGGGAGAAGCCGAGAGACTTACACGCCCCCAACTTTCTCCATACAAGCTGACCTTCACCAAAACCAAAGGTAAGAAGAATCGCACGGTTCCGATTCCTAAATGGCTTTACGACGAGTTGTCCGAACGTCAGGGCAGAATGTTTAAGCCCTGCTATCAGGAGTTCAAGAAGATGCTCAAACTAACGAACATTGAGCTGACGGAAGGGCAGAAGACTCACGTTTTGCGTCATACTTTTGGTGCGCATTTTATGATGAACGGCGGAAATATACTGGTGCTACAGAAAATTCTCGGACACGCCAATATTCGAGAAACAATGAAGTATGCGCACTTTGCTCCTGACCACCTTGAACAAGCTGTAACTCTCAATCCGTTATCGCTGTATGTTGGCGACAATATGGCGGCAGAGGTTGCATAA